AACATCATCATCAAAGAGGTTGATTCGGAGTCTGTCTTTAGAAGAGATGCTCTTCCTATTTTGAAAGAAATATGTGAAGTACCTATTGATGTCAAACATATTTTTGTTCAGAGTGATGAACCACTGTTTCATAGACAGAAAGTTCTCAATGAAATGATCATGGAGACTAAAACGGAGATTGTCATCAACTACGATTGTGATGTCATTCTCCCGATTGACTCGTATGAAATTGCATATAAAGGTATAAGAAATGGTACCTACGATGTTGTATATCCCTATGGTCAGGGTATGTATCAATATCAGGTCAATGCGACTGATGAAATTGTCTCCAATTTCCTTGAAGAAAATGACTATGGTGTCTTGAGATCTCACTCAAAGATTCATGACTCGGAGTATGGATGGGTTCAGTTCTTTAAGAAATCTGTTTATATCAATGGAGGAATGGAGAATGAAAATTTCAAAGCCTATGCTCCAGAGGATAAAGAAAGGTATTATAGATACACTACACTTGGTTATAAAGTAGGAAGGATAACCGATTACATTTATCACCTTGAACACTCTCGTGGAGAGAACTCTTGGTTCAATAATCCACACATGCAATCCAACATGCAGGAATGGGAAAAGATCCAGAGAATGAATAAAGAACAACTTATCGAATACTATTCAGGTCAAAATTATTTGAGGAAATATTATGAAGGTTCTTAACCTTGGTTCTAGTGGGCAGATAGGTGCCTACCTTTCAGAGTATCTTCGTAAGAAGGGTCATGTAGTTATTGATTTTGATAAGGTTGAAACACCTAATCATGATTTGAGCGTAATCCCAAATCAATATCTTGAGAATGCAATTGAGACAGCAGACTTTGTTTTCTTCCTTGCATTTGATGTGGGTGGATCACGTTACCTTAAGAAGTACCAACACACCTTTGACTTCATCAATAACAATACTCGTTTGATGGCCAATGTTTTTGGTCTTCTTGAGAAGTATAATAAGAGATTTGTCTTCGCATCATCTCAGATGAGTAACATGAGTTACTCTCCTTATGGTGTGATGAAGAGAGTCGGTGAACTTTATACCACTGCACTGAAAGGACTTACGGTTAAGTTCTGGAATGTATATGGTATTGAGAAAGATCACGAAAAGTCTCACGTCATTACTGACTTTATTCGTAGAGGATTTGAGGAAGGTGAGTTTGAGATGATGACCGATGGTACAGAAGAACGTCAGTTCCTGTATGCAGAAGATTGTTGTGAGGCTCTTGAGACTATCATGGAGAACTACACAGACTTCAAACCAGAAGATCCTCTTCACATCACTTCATTCAGATCTACTTCAATTAAAGAAGTTGCTGAAATTATTCAGGGATGTTTCAATAGAATTGAAAGGTATGATGTTAAGATCAAACCTGGTCTTGCAAAAGACAGTGTTCAACTTGACAAAAGAAATGAAGCAGACTCATATATTATGGGTTGGTGGTTACCTAAAACTGGAATAGAAGCAGGTATTCATAAAGTATTTGATGAGATGAAGAATGATTGGATTTGATTATCTTGGTAAGGCTGGTCAATTAGGAAACCAAATGTTTCAGTATGCTGCGACCAAAGGAATCGCAGCAAACTTGGGTTATGATATGTGTATCCCTGATCACGATGATGTATTCAACGATGGTCTGGGGAATCTTCTTCATATTGAATTGGACAAACCCTTTACAATCAATTCCACACGGGGTATGATTAGGGGTAAGGTCATTCAAGAAGAAGGATTTCACTTCGACGATAATCTATTCAACCATTGTCCTGACAATGTAAGTCTGTATGGATTCTTCCAATCGGAAAAGTACTTCAAACATATTGAAGATACTATTCGAAAGGAATTCACATTCAACTCTAAGATCCAGAGTGAGTGTAAATCAATCGTTGAAGAGGTGTTTGATCAAAGTCCCATCGCTTTACATGTTCGTAGGGGTGACTTTCTGATCAACAGTGGTAATCACCACAATCTTTCTCTTGAGTGGTACGAAGAGGCTTTGAGTAAGTTTGATCCAGACAGGGAAGTGGTTTTATTTACTGATGATCCATTCTGGGCTTGTTCTCAAGATCTCTTTAAACCTGATAGGTTCCTTCTCTCAGAGGGAAATAGTTCCTATCATGATCTATATTTGATGACACAATGTAGTGATTTCATTATCGCTAACTCCACCTTCTCATGGTGGGGTGCATGGTTAGCAAACACAGGTAGAGTTATCGCTCCTTCTAAGTGGTTCGGACCAAACAACGCTCACTTAAATACGAAAGATTTATACCCCAGTAATTGGGAGATCATATAATGGATAGAAACAAATCAGTATTCAAACTTAAAGGTCTTCCGAAGATCTATTGTATTAATCTCGATGGTCAACCAGAGAGATGGAAGTATATGGAAAACCAGTTCAAGTACTGGGAGATCGAGAACTATACTCGTGTGTCTGCTTACGACGGTCGTGATGACGATCTGGGACACATTCTGAAGGGGAGATACCCTGACATGTGTTCTCCTGGGGAGATCGGTTGTGTCACATCTCACCTCAAGGCTATCAAAGAGTTCTATGATAGTGGTGAACCATACGCAATCATGATGGAAGATGATTGTGAACTTGATCTGGTTAGATTCTGGAACTTTACATGGAAGGACTTTTTTAGTAAGATTCCATATGACTGGGATGTAACTCAGATCTCAATCATTTGTACTGGTGATATTAACATCAAGATTCATAAACGTTTTGTGAATGAATTCTCTACCGCATGTTATATTATCACTCGTCATCACGCAGAGAAACTCATTCGACTTCACTGTAGAGGTGACCAGTACAAACTTGATAATGATGTAAGACCACGTCCTGTTGCAGATGATCTTATCTACAATTCAGGTAACACTTACGCCATTCCACTTTTGTTATATAAAACTGATTTGGGCTCTAGTATTCACCAAGACCATGTGGAGGTATTCCACAAGAGTAATTATAATGCTCAGTTTAACTTCTGGTCACAGTCTGGAGCTCAAATGAGTATTGAGGAATTGATGGACTTCAATCCTTATCTGGGTCGGGTATCCGATCCCTCTAACGTACAACCCCCACAAGAGGGTTGACAGGGTAAAGACTCTGTGTTAGTATAAATAAACATTCATGAGGTACAAACTTCATGAACTGTAACAAAACAGAAGCCTCAATTACTCGCCTATGTTTTGTGTTAACAGAGACTTGTCGAGTCTCTTTCCATCCGCAGGTATAAAACTCTGCGAGAAAATAACGAGGTATCAAAAATGATTAAATCCGCATTCGCAGTACTCGCTGCTGCTCCCCTTTTCGCTGGTGCTGCAATGGCAGGACCCTACGTTAATGTAGAAGCAAACAGTGGTTTCACTGGTTCGAACTACACTGGCACTTCGATCGACAACCATGTCGGTTACGAAGGTGCTCTGGGTACTGATGCTTCCTGGTACGTCCAAGCAGGTGCTACCGTCCAGCTCCCCGATAGTGGTGCTTCTGACTGGGTTCCTTCTGGTAAGGCAGGTCTGGGCGTTGCTCTGACCGAAGATCTCTCCGCTTACGGTGAAGTCTCCTTCGTTGGTTCTGGCGTTGATGGTGTTGACCGTTCTTACGGCACCAAAGCTGGTCTGAAGTTCACTTTCTGATAATCTAATCAGATAAAAATCAGGACCCCCTAACAGGGGTCCTTTTTTTCTATGAGTAGACTAATTCCTAAAAGTAAGTTAAGTATTAAAAAATTAGCAAATGAAATGTGGTTGATTCCAACCCTTTTGTTAGTATCTTTAATCATTATTGAAAGTATTCATCTTCATGCTCATTATGAAATGCAAATTGATGTTAATTCTTACTGTACTGGATTTATAAAAAAGAATAGAGAATTTTTAAAAAAATTTAATTGAGTATTCATACTTAGTTTGTTATGATACACTAACAGAGGACGGTCAAAAAACTGTCCTTTTTTGTTGACAAATATAAAGAAATTCTATATAGTAGTAACATATCTTTACAACAGGATGTAAAATGACCGTAACAACTAATGATCGTGGGCAACAAAACATGTGGGCAGTCGAACCCGCAATGTATATGACTGATGAGGACCGTCTTAAGTATGGTATGGAGTCTCACAATGAGCGGGCTGAGAAACTGAATGGTCGTGTTGCCATGCTCGGTTTTGTCGCTGCTGTTGTTTCCTATGTAACTTCAGGTAGTGTCTTCTTCTTTGGTGCATTTGGATTCTGAGGTTGACAATGACTTCAACATTGTTTACAATTACATCTATCGCCTTCTTCGTACTGTTGGCGTATTCTGTAGAAAAACTATCTGAGACTTACTAATGACTTATAACGTCACTATCCAAAGCCCTGACGGTGCCGAATCTACCTTTGAGTGTGCTGATGATCAGTACATTCTCGAAGCAGCTGAAGAGGCAGGTATTGACCTTCCTTACTCGTGTAAAGCTGGTGCATGTTCTGCATGTGCTGGTAAACTCATCAGTGGTACTGTAGACAACGATGAGCAATCCTTCCTTGATGATGATCAAATTGAAGAAGGATACATTCTCACCTGTGTTGCATATCCTACCAGTGATGTTGTTATTCTTTCTGAACAGGAGGAAAATCTGTGAGTACTATCCCAGAAGTAACGTTCAAAGTCCGTCAGAAAGATCCCAAATGGGTCGGAGAATACACCTGGAAAGATGTGACCACTAAAGATCTCTTCTCTGGTAAGAGAGTGGTTGTCTTCTCTCTTCCTGGTGCATTTACTCCTACTTGTTCTTCATTCCAACTTCCTGGTTATGAAGAGAAGTATGATGACTTTATCAATGCTGGTATTGATGAGATCTATTGTATCTCTGTCAATGATTCTTTCGTCATGAATGCTTGGTTCAAGGATCAAGGTATTGAAAAAGTCAAAGCGATTCCTGATGGTAATGGTGAATTCACCGACGCTATGGGAATGTCTGTCAATAAAGCAAATCTTGGCTTTGGTGTCCGTTCATGGCGTTATGCTATGGTGGTAAATGATGGTGAGATTGAGATAATTTTCTCTGAACCTGGAAAGGTTGGTAACTGTCCTATTGACCCTTATGAAATGAGTGATCCTGATACAGTCTTGGGATGGATCAAAACAGGAGTCAAGTAATGTCAAATCCGAATGCTCTTTACGAAGACATGGAAAAACTCAATGCTCTCTATGAAGAGTTGTGTTGGGATCACGATGACGAATTAGTCTTCACTCATGATGGTGAAGAAGTTATCATTTACAACAAAACAAAACAGGAAAAAGAACAATGAACGAAAAAGCAGAACGTATTAATGGTTGGGCCGCAATGATCGGTGTTATCGCAGCCATGGGAGCTTATGCAGTCAGCGGCCAGATAATTCCAGGTATCTGGTGATGACTATCGAAACACTTAAAAATGTGTTTTTGATAGTTACAACAATGTTGATCGTTGTCTCAATTTTTACTAATGAAGATGACGATGATCATGATGGACCAGATAAAGGTATCATGAGTCCTGTATATCAGGGGGTTTAGAACCCCCTTTTTTAATAAATACTCAGAGTTATCTGAGACTTATGTCGGAAGAAGTAAAAGAAGTTTCTAAACAAGGAGAGAAAAAGAAAGGTTTATTTGGTAAAATAAAAGAAGCTGCCGATGACCACGAAGGTCAGTTGGAAGCAATCAGTACAATGGTCAGACTTGGTATCCTTATCTGGTCTGGTGGTATTTTGACTCTTGCTTATATTAAACTTCCTGCCGCACTTGGTATTCCTGAGCAGAAACTTGATCCTACTTTTATCGCATCGGTCTTCACTGGGGTTCTAGCAACATTTGGTGTTCAGACTGCTAAGAAGTCTGGTGATGGAACGATGAAGATGGGTGCTGCTGGTGGTGGTATCACTAAGGCAGATCTTGAGAAACTGATTGCTGCAGCAGCACAGACTGCTCCAGCTCAAACGATTCGTATTGAACAGGCACCTATTCAGATTGCTTCTGTTGCTCCCAAGAAAGATGGTGAGCCACCTGTAATGCCTACGGTATAAAACCATGAAACTCAGCAAACAGACTGAAGCTCCAGAAGTAGTAACACCAACCCCAAAGAAATCCCCAGTTAAGAACATTGCTATTGGACTGGGGGTTGTCTTTGGTATTGCACACATTGGTGTTCTGGGTCATTTGCTGAATGCGGTTCGACCACCTGTAATTAACTTCCCATCAGGAGATTACTCTTCTTATACAGTAGAGGCAACCAGAGATGGATATAGAATTGAATACAAAGCAAACGATCCTGCTATCCTGAACTCCGAAAGACAACTAACACTGGATGAGAAGAGAGGTGGATTATTTGGAGGAGGTGGTGTTGTAAGTCGTGATGAGTATCGTCGTGACGAATATACAATGGATGGTTCTCGTAACCTAGGAGGCGGGGCAGTTGACCCCGAGGGAAAGTTAGGTGCGACAAGCGAAGAGTGCATCAGGGCGGACGCTGGAGCACGGTCTCAAGGTGCGATGGCAGGAACTAGTATTGCTGCAGGTGCTATAGTTCCTGCTGTTGTTAATATACCCTATGTTGGATGGTTAGCTGCTGGTTGGGTTACACTGCTCGGAGGAAAAGTAGGTTCTGACATTGGATCTGAAGTCGGAAAGGTTTTCAACGATTGTTGATCCATGGATGTAAGGAATTCAAAACATAATTAGGTATAAAGACTTATTGGATGATAGATAGTGTAGTGTGTAAAAAAACATAAGGAACCGCACACTAACATTTAAAACCATGGGTCACATTGCACGTCAAGTTCTTGAAACCCCAGTATCGCTGGGATTTATATGTTATCTCCTAATCGTTGTACCAATCATGGGGATATGGTATGTTCACAACAATCATAAAACCTCACACGAATCTCAATGATCCTGTTTGGTCTGTAATTATACTATTGGGATGTGGACTTGTATTCACATTGTACTGTGTCGTCTATATACTTCGTATGTCTTTCTCTGAAATGAGTGATGAGCGACCTGACGAATAAGGATGCTGAACAAGATTCTAAACTTGCTGTTCTGGAAAGCAGAGTAGAAAGTTTTAGAGAAAGAGTTATTAGTTTAGAGGAACGTATGAAAGAAGTTCCTCAAATGAGTGAATTGGATTCCTTTGCAAGTCGTATTGAAAAACAAAATGATGATCTTAAGAATAGAGTCAGACAACTAGAACGTTGGGTATGGGGTGCTGCTGCAGTCATTGCGGTTGGTGCATTTGTGATTGGTATTGCAGCAAACGCACAAGAGGTAAACTATGGGAGCAATGGTTCCGCCAAGTCGGAAGAGTTGTTATAACTTCCGAGTTGTAGAAATAAATAGGGTTGTAGACGGCGATACAATCGATGTCACTATTGACCTGGGTTTCGATCTTTATAAGAAAGAAAGGGTCAGAGTGGCAGGAGTCGATACACCAGAGAAACGAACTAAGGACGACGAAGAGAAGGCTCTTGGGTACGACGCAACCCACTGGCTCGAAG